TGCTGATGAAATAAGGAAAAGTGATAAACTTGATAAGGAATCTGTCGAAGAAATTCTCTTAAATCCAATGTTTAATGTTTCATGCGACTCATGGCAAAATCTTCTATCATGGGTGACTGGAAATGAAATTAAATCATTTAAAATTGCATTAGTATTATCATACCTAGGTTCCTTACATAATAAAGATGAAGGTGATGAGTTGCAAGGATTTTTCCAAATCTATGAAAAGATAGCAACAGAGGAGATGTCTTTACGAGAAGTAAATGAAAGATACACAGGATGGAATGAAAGAGAAGATGGAAAATATAAATCACACGAATTCTCATATAAATTTCTTTTAGCTATAGGTAAGAAAATAAGAAGTAATTTAGAATCAAAATTTGGAGGAAATTTCCATGATTTTCTTAAGAAAAGATTGGAGAGTGAATACATGATGAGAACAGCATATTTTTACGCAACATACAAAGCAAGTGCAGTGATGCAAGAGAAGAAGCTTTACGATGACTCACTAACCAAAAATGAGAGAAGAAAAGTATTAGCTGCAGTTGTGGACTACTTGCGTGATGTTCCTGTTGAAAAAAGAATTGGAAACAGACCTTTTGCTTGGATAGATAGAGTGATCAATTTGGTTGAAGACAAGGGAGGAGTTCGTGTGAACTTATTCAAGAAACAACAGTTGACTGGACCAAGAGAAATTTTTGTACTAGAGTTTCTAGATAGAATCATGATAAACTTCTTAGAAGTTATTTGCAGAATTATTGATGAACAATTAGAGCCAGAAATGCTAACAAAAGGTGATCAAAAACTAAGTAAAAGTGATGCACATTTCAGGAAAGTTTATTCTAAGAAAAAAAAGAATCCAGCATTGAAAGTTGTAACCACAATCGATAGTAATGATTGCACAACATGGTCACAGAGATTCATGATGCGTGGATTTGCATGTTTTCTTAAAAATGTTTTGCCAGAACAATTATTCATAATATCTTGTAGAATATTAAATCAAGTCACACTGAAGAAACTTGAACTTCCGTTCATCCTACTAAAGAAATTCAAAGAAAAGCAAGAGGAGCATTTTGATAGTTTTAGTCCAGGGACAAAAGAAATAAAGCATCAATTTCTAGGCAAATCAGATTTCCACGATCTAATTGAAGAGCCGATGAGTATTTATTTGTTGAACAGGAGCAACATGATGCAGGGTATATTACATTTTACATCAAGTTTACTACATGCTGGTATATGCTTATGGACAATCTCTAAAGTAAGAGTTATGCTTAAAAGATGGAAAACATTTGGACTCTTTGGTGAAGCAGATGTCTCAGATATTGTGCAAAATCTAAAATGCTCTTCGGATGATTTTTCTTCTTTAAGATCAATATTATTCACAGGGGAATGGAATATAAATCTACACATCTTCATGTTGTGTACAAGTTATTTTGTGAAAAATTGTTATCCTTATGGAATGATCCTTTTAAGTGATGTTAAAAGCACAATGGCATGTCTAAATATGATAGAGGAATTTAATTCTTTTTGGTTTGTTTCGAACACATTGATCATGCCAATTATTAAATTTATCTATGCTGCTACAAGAATAATAGTGACATCTAGATTGGATGATAGACAATTGGTTTTTGGAAACTTAAGGAAACAAATTATTGAAAATGGTGGAAGTCATTTCGTTGCAGATGTTTGTCAGGAAGCACAGTATGATATTCACTACAAAAACCTAGGATGTACATTACATAGATTGTTTCCCCATTATATCAAAGAACTTGAAAAGAAACCTCATCCATCGCTTGGTTTCTTCCTATTCGAACCTGGTAAAATAGCAGGTTTGTTTGGATATGATCTATCTCATTATCTTTTCTTAAAGAATAATAAAAGTGGAGCAAGCGTTGAATCTTGGTTGATTAAAAGAGAAGGAGCTGAAATAAATGACTTGGGAAAACCAACTGTCACTTTCTCACTATTTTTAGGAGGATCAGCAGCTTATAAAGGTTTCTTAAAGAAACTAAATATACCAGAAAATTGGAAAGACATTTTAAAAGTTGATAGAACCTTACTATATAGAAAACCAACAACAGTTGCTGAATCTCTTTTTTACATAATAAAGAAAGCAATGACTCCTTCATCAGCTGATGCTTTTTCATTTCAAGCAGGATCTAAGATGAATGCTGCTGCTGTCTATGTTTTACATACACCATCAATTTCCATTAGAACTAAAGGGAAAGAAGAGACAATGTTGCAGAAGTTTTCTCTATTAGGATATTTAAGACGTTTAAATATCAAAAATGAAGAATTAAGTCCTCAGACTCTAGAGATTTTACACCCAAACCATGAGATGTATGAATTTATTGAAAATTTAGTAACAATGGATAAACCTTACACTTATACCAAAATAATATATGAAAAACCAGCAAAAATGATGATAAACAAATTTGCACGACATCAGAAGATGTGTTCCTTAAGCTTAAGACAGGTCATCTTATATGTATGGTGGGGTATCAGAATTAAGGGAGCAAGATTTGAATTGGACAATTGTTGGAAAATTTACAAAGACATATACCCATGGTTAAATGAAGATTTAGATAAGACAATAGAACAATCTCCATTTCAAGATGAAATTGGTTTAAGTGATTTTGTGAAATCATTAGATCCTTCAGTCAGAAGTATCAAAGTCCTAGCTCCAATTAAGAAAGGTTTGACTTTAGAACTAATGATTAAGAATTTAATGAGAGACAATTACATGAGAGGCTATAGAGCTCAATATCAAAGACCAATTAAGAAACTGACACAGGGGGAGGAAGAAGAAGAGGATGATAACAGTAAGCCTACACTTGCAAAAACAATCTCATTAACTTCAAAGCTGATTTTAGTTACCTCTTGTTCAGCTATGTCAATAGAAGAAAGAAGTGCAATAGGAGAAAAAATCCTAACAGACTCATATTCAATTTTAGATAGCAAATTCTCAAATGCCCTTAAACAAGTAGGAACTCTCAAAGATAGGGAGGCTAGATTAGCATGCATACAATGGTTTCTAAAATTTAGAAGCATGAAAAACAGATATCAATTTCAATTGTTGTTAGAAACTGCAAAAAGAGGAGTGTATGGTTATTTCTCACAAGCACAAACCTTCAACTTCTCAGAGAAAAGATACATGGGAGAGGGAACATTCTCTTCAATGATTGATGGTATCCCAGTCTTATTTGTATTAAAAGATGATTCTCTAGTTGAGATACAGACAAATTTGCCTGCTATGCTCAAACCACTAAAATACTCAATCAGAAATTTAATGAATGAGATTGGAATAACAAAAACTGTTTCATATAGCATATTCACCAAAGGTAGTAGATGGCATCTTAATTTATTTGGACAAATAATAAATGAAGCTGAAGAAGGAAGGAGTGTCCCAGTTGTTATAAATGATAAATTAACATCTATAGTTATGGACTCCGATGCATTAAGATTTGATATTTCTGATAATGGGAAAGTAAGACTATACTTAAAGGAAGATGAGAGAATTAAGATAACTGTCCTGAGTTATTCTCCAGTGATTTGGCAATTTAATTCATCAGCAAATTTTAAGAAAAACACACAACTAGGAAAAGAACATTTTGATGCATGGACACAATTTAGATCTGTAGAAGTCAAAAATATAATTGATGTGATGTTTACATTACAAGATAAACTTGGCCCTAATCGTAGTGTGATACCTGAAGAAGTCCTACTGAAACCTGAGAAAGTTCATCGGAAGTTTCAAGCTCTCAGAGAATGGCTCAAAACAACTTTTAAGAACAGAGTACAATATAAATGGAGACCAATTGAAAGAATCCTTGATAATAATGACTATGATTCTGAAGAAGAAGCAGGTGAAGAAGGAGAGGGTTTTGGCGGAATGAATGAAGAAACAATTGAAGAAGAAAGTGTGAGGTTAGGTGATGAAACAGAAAGATACACATCAGAATACAATGCAACATTAAACATGGACTTAGATATAGATGAGATGTATGAAGCATCTGATGAGGAGAAAGAAGAGAATGATAGTAAAAAAGAGATTGAACCTATATCTTCAGAATTAGAAAGAAAGAAGTATGAAGCAAAATGGGATGAAGAATTATGGTCACAAAATTATGTTGATAACATTACCAAAGAAATGTCTAGCTTGGCTATTGATATTGATGAGAGTGTTTTCAACAAACAACCTGAACCTAAAATCTTTAAGAAAGTACCTCTTGATTATATACATCCATACTGGGATGACTTAATAACAATCATGCTCAAGAATGAAAATCAGTTCTTTGAAATGATGTATGGGCCATTTCGAGTTAAGGTAAAATCGGATGAGTGCAAGTTAATACAATGGCTCATAATGGCAGATATCAAACCCAAGGGATACAAACCGCCAGAATTTACTCCTAAAATTATAAATTTATAGCCAAAATTTATTGGTAAAGTAAGATCAGAATTCTTGTATTTATACAAGTTACC